TAAACAAACTAACTAAAACAATAAAGCAATGTTAATAGAATACTTTTTAGAATACATGGACGATTGCCAGCAGCTTGGCCTCGACAAAGACACGGTAATAAATAACATACTAAGCAAGTATGAATTTGACAGATCGGATTTAGAACTGATCTGGGAAATGGGTGCAGCAGATTAATTTTTGCTATACGCCTTAACTACGATTAATAGTAGATAATATAAATGTAAAACTTAAAATAATAACTATGAAAAAAATAACAAAATCTTACGTAATAACTGAAGCAATAGA